CGTCTGTATTACAACGATTACATCAACGCTATAACGTATTACGTGTATCCCGTGAACGTATTGAACTTTTAAAAGAGGCAAAGAACCCATGAGCAACCATGACGCCGTAAACCATCCTAAACACTATACAAGCCACCCGTCAGGAGTGGAATGTATCCAGATCACCGAACACATGAGTTTTTGCCTTGGCAACGCTGTTAAGTACATTTGGCGGGCAGATGAAAAGCATGACGCCATTGAAGATTTACGTAAGGCACGTTGGTATATAGATCGAGAGATTGCAAGGAGAATTAAATGAAAAAGATTTTATTAACATTTTTGTTAATTAGCAACGGCGCTATTGCCCAAACGACTTACTTATATGGCGCTCAAGGGCAAAGCTTAGGCACAATTCAGCAGTCTGGTAATACTGCGTATTTCTACGGCCCTCAAGGTGAAAGCCGTGGCACCGCCATGCAGTCAGGCAACACTACTTATGTTTATGGCCCACAAGGGCAATCTGTAGGCACCGTAATGGCGCCGGTAGCACCAATGGTATATACCACGCCCATGCCGTCATTGACGCCTATTTATGACTCAATCTTTGGAAAATAAAATGAACGCTTTAAAAAGATTATGGATGTTATTAGTCAATCCACCAGCCGCAAAAACTTTAGCAATTAAAGAGCTAGAAAGCGCCAAGCGCAGCTATTTAGAGAATAAAACCCATGCTGAGTATTACTCTACGCTGTGTAGTTTTGATACACAACGCATCGCACGACTTGAAAAGTATGTAGAACCAAATGAGTAGTTGGCTAATTATTGTTACTGGAGTAATTTATGCGTATATTGCCGTTGAGCAAGGAATCAAAGGTAACTTGCCTATGTGTATTTGCTACGCTTGCTATGCTGGCGCTAATGTGGGCTTGTATTTAATGGCTACAAAATAAAAAAGTTTCCCGAACGGGAAGAATGTAAGAAAAAGTAGCGTAAATTACACAAATATTCCCGAACGGGGCATTTTGTAGGAAAAAGTTAAGGACTCATAAATAAGGCTTTATATACCTTTAGGTAACATTTATGTTACTAAATTGATACCTATAGGTAGCAGGGCTGTATTTGGCAGTTGCTATCAATGGGCGAGAAAGCCGCAAAATTACCCACTTACTGCATCCTACAATGGCGGCTTAACACCCCGTCATAATTCTAGCGGATCTAATCCAAGTTCGTTAGCAACAAGTTTGCAGCGAATTCTAAAAGGTTTGCCATGTTGCGCCCATTTAGCACCTTCTTGACGGTGAAAGCTCATATGTATCATTTCGTGGGCTAAGGTAGTAATGACAGTGTAATAATGACCGCATCTAGCAGATGAAATCGTAACAGTATGTTCATAATCTTCACCTGTATCGTATAAATAAGTACCCATTGTTTCAGGGTCAGAAGTGACTACAAAATCAATTTCTTCAGGCAACGGCATCTTCCATTTAGTAAATGGATAACAACAATACAGCGAAGCGTATAGGTTTTTAACAACCTCTGGCGTTAGTTTCATACTTTATGCAGTTCGCCTCTAAAGAATACCAGTCCTTCATCTTCATTAATCACTTGCACCAACTCTGGAGGCATTAAATGCCCGTTTATATAAGTAAGAACAGCAAACCCTGCTCTCCAGTTGACGCTTGAATTTTCGTGATAAAGGAACTGTTCGTCTTTAACCGCAGCCATCATACCTGTATCAACGCCGTACATATCACCAGTGTAATTAGTCCAAGGCGTTACTTTAAGGGAATGTAGATGGCCTGTAACCACAGACATACCACCCTTCAAGATGTTGTTGTATACGGCGTGGATACCGTTATGCCACCGGTGCTTAATCATCGTATTGCCATTAACTCGTATTGACCAGCTATATGACCATCCAGGCAGATGATCGGCTAACGCCAAGCCTTTAACGCCTTCGTATTGCGGCACCATGTTAGACAATTTGCCATCAAAACGTAAATCGTGATTACCAATGGTGCGGTGCAATACACAACCAGCAGGTCTAACCTTTTCAATATCGCCAAGCCTGTTCTGGACTTCTTCTAGCTCTTGTTGCACTGTAGGGTGTTGTTGATAACCTATCCTGTTATGTGCGCTAATCTGAGCAAAGTCAAATAAGTCGCCATTTAGCACGATCATGCTAGGTTTTAAACGTTTTGTAAAATGTACAAAAGCACGGTGGGCGGTAGAGATATAGTCTGGGTTGTAATGACAATCAGACCCGACCATGACGATGCCGTTTTTTAATTCATACGTACATTCAATTCGATTTTCGGGGATAGTAAATTTAGGTCTACCCCTGTTATCAAAAGACTGTAGCGCTATGTCGTATTTCTTTTCTAATACATCTCTGCGTTTAATGATGTTTCTTTCAGCAACACCTAAAATTGTTGATAATATTTTAGGTGAGCGATGTTCTTTAAACAACGCTATAAATTCTTCGTCACTACAAGCAGATTTGGCCATATACAGACTTTATAATCGTGATGATCGCTAATACTAATCTATTTTATTGAAAAATCAATGACATACAAATATTTATCTAAACTATAGTGCCGCCTGCGTCTTTATACGCTGTAATTAATTTATCTAGTTTGTTTTCATGCTGGTTATAACCAGCGCCAGGAAGCGACGCCCAGATGTTTTTAACCTTATCAATGGCTATGCTAATGTAGCCTTTTTCAATATCTTGCAACGCACCACGTTCTTTAATTTGCTGAATAGCAATTAAATTTTGGGATAACGGGCTGAAATTGGGTAAGTTAAGTTGCTTTTTATAAGCGTCGTAATAACGGCTTAAGAGTTGATATCTGCCCGCCGCCGTGGACGCAAGGCCGGGACGAATCCATACCAGTTTTCTTGGATGGTCAGCATAGCCCTCAAATAGACTGCCGCCAACAATGACATTATAACCATCGTCGCCCTTTCCAGCAGTGCCTTCAGACACCGCAATCATATCGAGAAAAGCTTTTAAATTAGGACTCATTTTGTTTTATTTGCGTAAAACAAAGTGCGATCACCAAATAAATAAAATCCAACAGCCGATGCAAAATTTGATACTGCCAAGCTAGATTGACCATTAAGCTCCATATACGCCCATGTACCTAATACAATAAGTCCAACAGCGGGGCGCATGAGGCGCACAACGGCTTCAACCCAAGGGTATGAGGGGTTACTACCACCTGCCTCATTCATAGTCTTAAAGAAGTCTAAATCAACTTGCTTCATTGCAACATATTGTTCAATGGTAGACGGCTTAAATTGATCTGGCGCAATAAAACGAGATATTAGGGATTTCCCTAAATCAACTGCAAGTGGCCCAAGGGCAGCAAGTATGGTTAAAGGATCCATTATTCTTTATCCGCCTTCTGATCTAACTTATCCAAAATACGTTGCAAAGTAGATTCCAACTTATCAAACTTAACATCTAAATCTACTTTGCGAACATAATTTGTTGGTAAATTTATTTCAATGTTTTGGACATCTTTTTTTAAATTTTGAACCGAGTCCCATATCTGACGGCACCACCACCCAACACCAAGCATAAATGCCCCGCCAACAAGATTGAATAAGTATTGCCAGTCCATGAGCTACCTCGCAAGTTTGTTTTTGTTTTCAATATCAGACGCTAACGCGTTGCGTTTGGCTTCTCTCGTTTTTGGGCCTTGTGACTTACGGGAATTATCCGGGCGTCCTTGGCGTAACTTTTCTTCCATTGAATCTGCAAGATCCATCATACGTTGACGTTGTGCCATTGCATTAAATTTAGTTTGCTCTGACTCGGCTCTAGCCGCAATCTGTTCAAACGCCATCGCTTGCTCACGGGCTTTTTGGATTGTATCGGCAACCCATTTGCGATCCATCATGCGCTCGGTGATTTGCTTGTCAGACAACTTAGCGTAGCCTGGTTCTACTTCGGCAAGATCAACTTTAGTCCTATTAAACGCAATCCGTTCTTCAGCAGTTAAATCAAACGCTTTACCTGCGGATACTTTATCAACCGCAGATTTTAATGAAGCGCCATAATTTTGGAATGTTTCAGGTGTAGCGCCTTTCATGCCTTGGCTTACTTCACGCAAACGACCTGTTATTGGGTCAAGTTCAAACGCTACCCCACCGCTTGTAGGGACGCGGGCAGGGGCTTGCTGCGCTGCTTGCGCTTCAGCTTGTTGAGCAGCCGCACGCGCAGCAGCTAAATCATAAGCACGGCGTGACTCAACACCTGCCATTGTGGACTCAGGGCTTGGCGGTGGCAACTGAGGTGGTACACCTTCAGGCGTAAATTGTGGTCTTTGACGCGGCGCTGCAAAGTTAGGCGTATAGCCAGGTTGTACAACCGCGTTGCCGTAGTCATAAGGCACTGGCAAGTTGCGGTTAAAGTTAGGCTCAACAGGGCGCAAAGCATTGACAGGGGGGCGGAAGTCCTCTGGCACTGCATGAGCCGCTTGATACGCAGGAGTAGCCATACGTTTAGCCGCTACTTTAGACAATACAACGCCTGTGCCTGCGCCTAAAGCACCGCCAACAAGCGCGCCTGGAACGCCAGCCAATGAACCGATCACAGCGCCAGCGGTTCCTAAAGGGCCGCTACGTGAGAAGCGTTGTAAACCTTCACGCTTTACAGGGGTTAGCGATGTAACTTCAGGGTAGTTGCCTGCAATACGCGCAATAGACTCAGCATCGCCAGACAAAGGAATACCCTTATCTAACATACGATTAAGCTTTTGTGGGTCTACATTGCCTGTAGCGATGTCTGTAGCCGCTTCATACGCATAAGAACGCGCCATATCAGCACGGGCTTTTCTAAATGCAGTTAATTCTTCAGGCTTGTTTACGTTAGCTTCAATTAAATCCTCAATCGTATTGGCAATTGCCATACGAGCATCTGCAACGTCGATCATTTCAGGTGTAGCAGCATTGGAGTTATAGGTTTTAGTAGCTTTTTTACGAAGGTCGCTTAACACGTCAATAGCTTGAGCGCCACTAATACCATTTTTAATTTTATTAATAGCGTCCGCTTTTAAAGCTTCAATAGCGTTTTCAGACGCTTGACCACCAATTACGACATTATTGTTAATATCTTCAAGCTTTTGAATAATTGTCTTATCTTCGCCGTAAGTAAGCGGTTGATCTGGCGATAGCTTTTCAATTTTACGAATGTTGTCATACGGCGCAGAAGCTTTTGTTCTAGCTTGTTCAAAAGGCTTAGTAGAAGTCAACGGCGTTGTTTCAGGTATGCCCATCTCTGCTTTAGCAATACTACCCCAACGTGTTTTATTTGCTTGAGATAGTTTGTTGTTTTCTTCAATAGGATCTACCGTTAACGAGCGTAGCTTATTGCCCATAGTAGGGTTAGCGTTAACAGGGTTTAAAGCAACACCTAAACGATTAGCTTCTTTGGCGGCGTCAATTTGTGGGCCACGCTCATATGATTGCGCTACTTTATCGGCTAATTTACCTGCTGCACGGGTTTCTAGCGCTGATGTAATAGGTTGTGCGGCTAAAGCGGCTTCTTGACCAATAACATTTTTAGTGTAGTTAACCGCAGGGGCAACAGACCCTTTAGGAATTAATTGATTAAAGGGTAAGTTAACAGCGCCCTGTAAAGGGCGTAGCGCTTCACTGTTAACTAATTCACCAACAGCTTGTAAATTACGACGTCCTTCAGCCGTTTGAGGTTGGTATTGCATAGCCTTGTAGTAAGCATCAGCATTGGTTGTTTTGCCTGTTATTGCGCCTTCAGCAATTGCAAAAGGAATACCTGTAAGGCCAGCAATAGTACCCATACCAACTGCCGTAGGTACTTCAAAAGCACCTAAAATTTCATCGTTGACGCGACGCAAAATACCTTTTTCAGATATTGCTTTTTGGTCAGGCGTGACTGTTTCGCCTTTTTGCTTTTGCAACCTACGAATATCGGCGGCTAACAAAGGCACATCGCTTTCAGCGTTTACGTTTTGACGTGTGCTAGGTGCAAGAAAAGAAATAATGTCAGAAGGCGCATATCCAGCCGATAGCGCTGTCTTAACCTTACTGCTATAGTCAGGCATTGTACTAAGATGCTGTGCAATAGCCGCGTCGTCATAGCCAGCACTACGCGCTTGCGAGATCTGCGATTGAATATCAGCCATATAGCCTACTGTTTAGGATTAAATATGTCGTTTAACGAAGGCTTATTGCCACCACTTTTAGCACCGCCGCTTATTGTTGGATTAGGTCTGTAACCTTGTTCACGGGAATAAGTTTCAGCAAAGCTATTTTGTATATCTTCGTACTCAGCTTTAAAGTTTGCTAACTTTGTAGCTGCTACTTCAGCGGAATCAAGTATGCTAGGTATGAATGGTTTTAAACGTGGGGTTTCACTAGCTGTAACTGCTGCGCCGCTTCGGTCGTGAACTTTTAATGACCCAATGTCGGCAATAAACGCCCGTGTAGATACGCCTTTAGGATCCCAGCTATTAAGGATAACTTGTGGCAACATTCCTTTAAAAAAGCCTGTTGCATCGGCGTCACCTTGAATTTTATCGCCACTTGGCAAAGTAATTTCTTTACCCGCGTTTAAATCTATTGCGCGTTTAACTTTATTAAGCGCAATTTCATTTTCTGTAATAGCTTTATTAACAGTAGCTGGAATTTCTTTTAATGGACGACCTAAATTTTCGCCATTAGGGCCAGTAACCATTGTTACTACAGGCGCTTGTCCTGGCTTTAACACATTAGGCAACGCAACCAAACCAGCATCGGTTTGCATATATTGTAATTTATTAAGCATTTCACGCGCTCTAGCATCTGTAAGATTTTGACCGCGTAGCGTTGTAGCGTTAGTTTGTTGTTGCGCTGCACTAATGACGTTTGTTTCGTAAACTTTTTCGGCTTTAGCTAAACCTTGTGTAATGTATCCTACCCGTTGATTAGGTGGAATAGCTGTAAAAGTTTGTACACTACGTTGCGCTTGTTCTGGGCTAACTAAACCATCGCGGACACCTTCTTGCATATGAGCAATATAGTTTTCGTTTGATGGATTTTGAAGAAGGTCTTTACTACGCTCACGCATAATATTCATGCCTTTTTCGGTAAGATCAAAGCCTGTTTTTTTAATCTCGCCTTCAAGCTTACGCGTTTCTAACCCTTGCGTCCTAAGCTTCATAGCTGTAACAGGGTCAATTGAAGCTAATTGTTTAAATCCTTCAGGGGTGCTGACATCTACACCTTGAGAATACAGTTCGCGTAACTTGTTTTGCGTTTCAACCCCACGTTGCATTTCGCCAAGTTTCATGGCTTCACCCATCATCGCCAATTGATTACCTGGCGACTCTATTTTAATAGGCTGTACTTGAAGGGGGATACTTGGATCAATTGGCATATTTATTCCTTATTAATACACAGGGCCAACAAAATCAGGACTTGCTTGATTAGATTGGCGCGTTAACCAATTATCAGCCATATCGTAAGCCGAAGTAGTTTGACCACCTGCAAAACGATTCATCATGCTATTCATTTGATATTGACCTAAAGCATTGCCAATACCGCTTGTAAAGGCATTAGCCGCACCTACAGTTCCTGCTGCTTGAGCATTAGCAGCGCCTGTAGATAGAGCAGTGTTAGCTGCGGCGGTATTACCTATATTGGCCGCTTGCCCTGCTGCTGCGCCTTGACCTTGAGCGCTAAGGAATTGTAATGGGCTAAGTAAGTTATTACGGTTCATTTGAAACGTATTTTGAGCATTGCTGTAGTTTTGCAGATAACGATTAAATGCGTTGCTGTACTCTTGTGAACCCATTTCTTGACCATATTGCTGACCTGCTTTAAGAGCGTTACCAGAAATTAAACCGCCCCTAGCCGCTGCTGTAGCGTTCATGGCGTTCATGCCTTCTTTTAAACGAAAAGCATACCCAGGATCAGCTTGGTAATTAAAAGGGTCATAACTAAAGTTTTTAGTAGCTTCGCCGCCTGGCTGAGTTAACGCAGATAATTGATTTACCGCCGTTGTACCCGCAGTGCGCCATGGTTCGCTAATAGCAATTTGGCGTTCTAACGCTGCTGCATTAGCCGCCGTAGCGTTATTTGCCGCATTTGCTTGCGTATTGGCTGCATCTCTAGCTGCATCGGCCCCGATTAAGGAGCTACCTATATTTACTACGGCGCTAACTATGGCTGCCATGATTAAGTCCTTTATTCTTCAAGACCAATTATATTGGCCTTATTTTGCTTGTTTTTAAGCTGTAAATCAATTCTATTCGATAACAAACCGCACTCAGGTATTACATAAAGACGTTCTTCTACGGCGGCTACATCGGTGCAATCGTCAAGATTGTCGTAAATATCCACCCAAACGACTTCATCTTCAAACACTTGCCCCGCCCGTTGAATACCCGCTGGCGCATCAAACTCACATGGCCCTGTCAATACTTTGACTTCGGTATCCATAGTTACAGCAATTGTACCTTTTTCAAGCCTAACTTTGTACGGCGTTTTGTGTTCAGCGCCGGTAATCAAAGTCCAAGGCGGTACGATCATTTTGCGTTCGTAAATACCAGGCTTAAACGTATGCTCGGTTACAACCGCTACCTGTGGCATTTGTAACGATAAATCTTGTAGCTCTTGCACCTTTTCACGCAAAGGAATAGCCACGTCAAACGCGGCGGCCTTTTCTTCGATATTGGCGGCTAATTGCCTATTAGACGGTAGTTCCACTAGCATTTTTCCAAACAGTTCCGTTGTACCAAATAGGAATCACAAGCGTTGTATCGTAATATTGCGAACCTACAACAAGTCCAGTAACAGGTCTTTGCGCTGTAGTCCCTGCGTTAATAGGGTTTACATTGCTTGAAACTACAGTTGTAAATTGAACTAAATCGCCTACGTTTAATCCATCTACAAACGTAACGCTAGTTGAAGATGTTTCAGTATAGTTAGTAGTAAGAATTTGTTTACTGCCGTTTACATAAACTATTAAGCTATTACTTGCGGGTGTATAACTAATGGTAGTTAAAGTAAATATCGTTTGCGATTGGGTTGCAGTTATGGTTTGTGTTTGTGTGCCGTAAGTTACAAAATTAGAATTAATACCACTGATATTGTCCCAAGTAGCAATTTGTACGTCACTACTGTCTTTTAGAACAAACTTATACAAGATGCTATTGGTCAGCCAAATTTCACCGCTGTCTGGCACACGCCCTGCTGCGTTAAGCACGATTGGATTAGCATGAGCAGTAATGCCATTTGATTGAGTATAAGTAACAGCAGGCGTAGTTGTACCAGCTAGATAGGTGTAAAGCTTGCCGCCTGTCAATACCTGACCGCTATTATCAAAGAATTGTGCGGCAGCGCCAGCAACAGGAGAAAGATTAACAGCCATAGATAGCTCCAATAAAAGGGTTAATAGACATTTTAAGATTAAAAAAAATAAGTGTCATCATATGGCTACGCTTTGTAATAAGTAATATCAGATGCGTACAATGTTTTAGTGCCCGAAGCTGTCCATGCGCCAAGACCTGGACTAGCGTACAAAGTAATAATCCCGCTTGCCGATATTTGAGCAACACCAATTGCTGCTGTCCCGCTATTATCTTGTATACGCACTAAACAAAATTCTGTATTTGCGGGGGTAAGTATTGCTGGTAAACCTGTAATTGTAAAAGTTACAGCATTTGATACACCTGAAAATTGTGGCAAACGCAAAGTTACTTGATTACTAAGCCGCTGATAATAAATTACGCTCGTTTCAGTTGTTGTTAGCCCAGTAGCAGTTCCAGTAAAAACGGAAGATTCACCAAAAACATCAGGCATTGTGCCTACAATAAGCCCTGCATTATCAGCTTTAGTTAAACCAATACATTTGTATGTACCACTACCTTGAATACCTAAAGTGTTAGTTAAATTTTGGTCAAAAGCACAACCAACAAACAAAGTGTCTGAAGAAGTAGATTGAAGATTTGCAGCGCGGACATAACCACCAGAAATAGTTGTATTTTTACCTGTTGAAACTTGAATATTTAATGATGAAGATGCTGAAGAAAAATTGCAATTATTAAATGAATTTGATGGCCCAGCTACTTCAATGTCTTTTATTACGTTAGCTTCAAACCAAACGCCGTTAAAATTATTTAATCGTGATGTTGCGCCAATAACAAGCCCTGTAGAGCAAGCCTCATAAGTTCCACCAATAAATGTATTTCCGCTACCTTTGTATACATATACACCAACACCGCTTGTAAAATCTTCTGAAATACAATTTAAAAAAGTGCAGTCAGCCGTAAAATTAATTGCTGAAATACCAGCGTCAGTTAAATAAATACCATAATTAGCTTTGTTTGTATCAGCAGAAGCGGAATATTTTAAAGAATCAAATAAACATGATACAGAGCCATTAATAGAAAAGGCATATTGAGTTACTTCTTTTACTTCAATATTACGCATTGTTCCACGAACAAACCCTTGTGCAAATACACCGTGGGTAATCCCCGTGCCGCCTTTAATAATTAAATTTTCAATAGTTTGCCCGGCAAAATAACCAGGTGATACTGGTGGATTTAATTCAAGACCTTTGCCTGTGCCAGTAAATTGAAGCGTTGGTTTTCCATCACCATAGATATGTAAGTTAGCCGCGCCAAAATTAAGGCTTCCCGAAGTAAGAACATATACGCCTGAAGGAATACTTAAATTTTGACTGTTAGCTTTGCAATATGTTAAAGCGTCATTAAATGCGGTTGTATCGTTAGTAGCCCCGTCACCTACAGCCCCAAAATCTTTAACTGAAACGTATTCAGCCAATTTTTGATAAATAGTCCTATTGATGGCGCCCGCTGGAGTAGAACCACCGTTTTTAAGGTCAAATTTTGGAATAAGTGTTGTCATAATAAACCTTTAAATATTGTTAAACAGAGAAACAAAAACCTGAAACAAGACCATACCCCGTAGCAGCAGGATAAGCATTATTTAACGTAAGAATATTAGCTGTTGTCCCAATGTTAACTATTAATTGCTGAGCTAAGCCAGTTAAATTTGTTTCTCTTACTAATCCAGTAGATAAAACAGCACTTGTAAAAGGTAACGTAAGGCTAAAAGTTCCTGCGCCAGTTCCGTTATTAGTAATTTGGATATTTACTGTAACATAAACCATTCGGCCAATTTTAGTATATGTACCTGTTGCTGTGTAAGATGTAATTGACCCCACACTTGTTGTAACAACGGGTGTATATGTACCTTCTTGATAATCATTTAATTTTGAACTAGAACCAAAATATATGCCGTTAGAAGTGCTATTAAGCCTTAAATTACCTGCACCTGGGTCTGTGGTGTTGCCAATGGAAACACCGCCAGATGAAAAAATACGCATTTTTTCAGCATTATTTGTTGAAAAACAAATAGGATATGCACCAGTATGATATAAATTTAAAGCATAAGGTACGGTTAATCCACCGCCAGAGCTATCAAGACCAATATAAACAGTGCCGCCAGTATTTGTAAGATTTAATCTAGCTGGCCCAGTTCCTTGATTTGGGATACTAAAACCAGGCGCTCCAGTAGAAGCAGAAAAAGTACCTGCTGTTAAAGTATCTGTTCCAGAATTATAAACAAATGCGCTTGAAGTGGCTAATGCGCTTGTAGAGGAAGCATAAACAACACCAAGCGATGTAAATGAAGTTAAACCCGTACCACCATAGGCTACACCAATGGTAGCGGCGTTCCATGTGCCTGCGGTTAGCGTACCAACACCTGTAATGCCTGTATAAGAACCTGAAATACGGGCAGAAGCAATTGTTCCGCTAATAATTTGATTAGCATTAATGCCAATTGAGGTATTAGCCGCGGCGGTTAATACGCCGTATTGGTTAACTGTAAAGACACCAACTTGAGATGCCGAGCCGTAAGTGCCAGGCGTTACGCCTGAAGTACCAAGTTCTAAATTGACATACCCAGCGGGATAAGTAATTGAAATGCTTGCGCTTGATAATAAGGCAGGTTCAAAGACATTATTAGCATTGCCGATAATCAGTTGATGATCGCCAATGGTGTTTAAACCTGTACCACCTTTGGATACGGGTATAGCGCCTGTACCTGTAAAGCCATAAATATTCCAAAAGAACCGATACCATTCGGTTGTCATGGTATTTTCACCCTCGTAAACGAGGGGTACTTTAGCCGATGGAAGAAGGGTTATATCAGCCATTTGTGTTTGTGCCGCTAAGGAATAGTTCAGCGCCCACGATAACGATTTTATTAGGATCCGTTCCTGATATTTCGTAAATGCGGTCACGTAACTTAACAGTCATACCAAGACGACGCCATATAGCTCTGTAGCCATATTCGCCAATCTTACCCATTGAAATCCAATGTTCGTTAGACCATGTATGGCCGCCGTCATCAGACCAACGAAGCATGACTTGTGGGTCAGAACCTTGACCTAAATTAAGACCAACCCCTGATTCGCAAGTTAATTGAAGGGTATGTTGGGCAGTACGTTTAAGGTTATTTTGATTGGGCGGCAATGGACGCCATGAGCGTACCCATTTTTGCACTGAGTCATTATCAGAATAAACGTCAAGATCAAAAGCGTAAATATTGCCGTTTTCATAATCGCCAACAATCGTTTGGCTGTTGAAATTCATTTGACATTGCCCACGATGGCGGATAAATGAGCCATTGTTCCAACTTGCCCGTTCATGCCAGGCACCCGTAGCTACGTCATAAACCCAAGTTTTGTTAGCGTTTGGAAAATTCAAAACATAGAAAGCGTGGCCTTCTTCTTGATATGTATAGGCTTCAGCATCAGAAACATCACCATAACTTTGAATGGCGTATTCTACGGCATGGGTAGATACGCGTTTGCCTGTGTAACCTTGATTACGATAGACAATGCCATAGCCCCGTGGGTCAGCGCCAAGCCAAAACAGGCTGTTATCAAGTTTAGCAATAGAGAAAGGGGCTATACATCCAATTTCGTTGTAAGCGCCTTGGATGGGTGCTAAAGGGAATGGTGTAGTAGCTGCGTCGTACCAAACCTCAGTAGTGCCTTGACCAAATACCCAAACTTCACGGTTATTTGATACAACGGCTATAACTTGGTCAGGAGAACTTTCAGCCGCCGCAAACGCCAAAGGATCAATTTGAGCGCCATCAAAAATGCCAGTTACCCAAATAATCTGAGTATTTGGCTGATTAAAAGCAAAATAACCATCAATGTAACAAACGGTTTTAGCGCCTGCAAAGTCAGGATCTGTAATTTTTTGAAAAGTATTAGTTGATTCGGTATAAACGTAAGCGTCGGGATTACACGCAATAAAGATTTGTGTACCACTATCAGCAATAGATACTGGGCCAGTACCACTAACAGTGCCTAATAAAGTGGCATTGTAATTAGTATCAATTTTATAAAATTTGTCGCCGGATACAACATAAGCATCTAAACCACCTGTTGAATGAGTCCAAAGCCCACGAATAGGGCCAGTACCAATAGTGGCTAATTTACGAAGTCCTGGGGCGCGGTTAAGAAAACCCCCTGTTTGACCACCTTCGGGGATGGCTTCAGGAAAAAGGTTAACCATAGTGTTATCCGCAGCATTGACGCTGCGAGCTACATAAGCTTGGCCTAAAATCGGCGTCTGCATTAATAGTTACCGGCAAAGATGTTGAAACGCTGACGTGTAGCCACAATGCTGTATGGCAAGGACATAATGTCGTCAGGATTATTAATTCTTTTAAGGTTGCGCTTAGAAGTCATCGCAATACGAGCCACGTTAGGCGGCGGCTCAACACCAAATTCGTTAGCAATCTCACAAGCCAAGTTATATTTAAAACATCTTAAATAGCCTGGCGGAAACGCTAATTGAGTTGAAAGACTAGCTGGCTGATCTAATTCAGTAACCGAAATAAAGTGCCATTCCAACGCTTTTGTAGGCACTGGGTAGACGTACATATCAATATTAGGGTAATCCATATTGATCCACATAACTTGTGGATAAGTAGAAGTTACTGTTTTAACCGCAATACCATCGTATTGTTGCTGGTTAATAATCTTAATACCAAACGAAATACCGTTAGTCGGATCTTTAAAATAAGTTGAATCATCTAACAAAACAGGGCGATTACCTACAAAATTACCTGTTGGGCCTAGAGTTCTATGAATCTGATTAGGTGTCCAAGTAAAAATTTGATCTTGGGTAGAAAAAATAGAAAGACGTTCAGTATTCCACGAATCAATCATTTGATTCAAAGCGGCAAGAGAATCTTGGGCAGTAGCAGCTGAAGGCGTTTCGCCTTCGGCAAGCATCCCGATTAAGCGTAATGCTCCGTTAATTTGGTCGGCGGCTGTAGTGGCCATAACAACTCCTTACTCTGCGGTTTTACGACGTCTTTTTACATCCAGTGTATTAACAGGAGCCGCAATCATTTCTTCTACAGCTTTTTCTACGATTTCTGGTTGCGTGTCCAACTCGTAGCGTTCCCATCCTTGTGCTTCGTCATGCTCTGCTTCGGCTTCCATTGTAGCAACTTTAGTACCGTGGTCAGGATGTTTTAAATAGATTATAGGCATGATTTCTTTAGTTAGATAGGGGGACAAGCCCCCTATTTATTACGATGCGCCGTGAATAATAGTGTAATTAATAATGACAGCTTCAGAATATGAAGTTGCGCTTAAATTACGCAATGAAATCAAAGCAGTACCAGCAGACAAATAAGAAATATAAGTAGTGTAAGCACCAGCAGCACTACCAGTAGTATTACTAGATACGCACACAATGATTGTGTCATTAGTGGAAATCAAGCTATTGGTTAGTACAAAGGATACTACAGCACCGCCAGCTAAAGCTGCGTTGTTCATTGTGATACGACCAGCAGATTTGTTTAGAGTTACCCCAGTAGACTTATCTGTTGCTTGTGTCACAGTGCCTTGTGCAGCCGTTGAATAGCCAATTTCTTGACTTGCGTAACAAGTAGTAAATTCGGGATCGCTATATGCGACACCAGTTGCTTGTGTATTTGGCATAATTTTTCCTTAGTAAACCCGCCCCGAAGGGCGGGATAATACATTAACCAGCGATACGATAGAAAACGTAAGTTGCTACGTCTGTCTTACGAACGCGCCATTGGCAAGCTGTGTTTGCTGAAACGGCTGCTACACCAACTAATGTACAACCTGTATTAGCTGTTACAGTAGCGGCGTTTGTGCCACCAGTATTGATGATAAAAAAGTCAAACGAGCTATTTACCTTCATGCTAGTAAAAGCTGCGTCCAAATCAGTACCCAAAGGAACTGTCAAGTTTGAAGCAGTACCGTTGTAGTTAATGATTTCAGATGCTAAGTCAGCAGGTGTTAATGTTGCTGCTGCTGCTTTAGCTACGGGGGCTGTTTGAGTTCCGATAATAATTTCGGTTAAGTTACCGTCGCCTAATTGATAACCACCTGCGCCATTTGGAAGTGCCATGATATTAATTCCTTAAAAAATTGATTTAAAAAGCCCCCGCTTGCGCGGGAGCATTTAGGTTTAACCCCAGATACGGCAAGCCATCGCAGGGCGAATGGTGCTGTAACCGTACAGAACGTCAATACGGCAAGGTAAACGGTCATTATTGATGTCATACTGACGTACAACACGCATAGAGATACCGTTGTGAACTTGGCGGGAAGCCATGTCAACACCTTGTGGCAACAACAAGTCAGCGGTCGCAAAAGTGATCGCATCTTTGTGGTAAACCAAGTTT